GACGTAAGCGTTGACCAGTGTGGCCTTGAGCTTGTCGAGGATGTCGGCTTCTTTGCGGAGTTCGTCGGCATCGCCCATCGTCATGCCCCACGGGTTGTGGATCATCACGAGCGCGTTGTCGGCGATCAGCGTCTCGTCGCCGGCCATAGCGATAACCGAGGCCATCGAGGCCGCAAGTGCATCAATGTGAACAACTAAGCCGCCTTTGTGCCGACGTAGCGCGTTGTAGATTGCGGCTCCTTCAACAACTGATCCGCCGACAGAATTGATGCGGAGGTGAACACGCTGGCCGGAAAGTTTTTTGAGTTCGGCGAGAAAGGATTTTGCGGTGACGCCACCAAAACCGATCTCATCATAAATGGACACTTCGGCTTCGCCGTCTGCGGTCTGTTGAATTGCATACCAGTGGCGACTCATTGCGCTTGCTGCGGTGTCAATGCGCTGCCGTTGTTTGTCGGCGGTGCAGGGTTGGGATTGAAGGTGGCGATAGAGTCGGCGCTGATGCCAAACTCTGTGGACAAGTCGGCCAGATACTTGGCCTCGACGGCGCGCTGGCGGAGTTGGTCTTTCCACTCAAGGCCGCGCTCGCTGTAATCTTCCGAGTAAGTGCGGAGGCCCGCGCGGACATCGTTCAAGTTGGCTTGCGCTTCGCGCCCGTAGTCCACGGATGCAGCCGCCGGGCGCTGCCATTCGACGCGCCACCAATTTTCGTTCTGCGGAAGGATGCCGCGCTGCATTCCGAGCGTAATAACGTGCGCCCAGACGCGAGAGCAGAGGCGGTCGATGAGCAGGGCTTGGCGCTGCTCAAAGGTGCGTTGCGCGCGAACCAACACGGCGCGCAGGGCGGCACCGCCGGCATCGGCGGGACGCGCGGCAAATTCCCACGGGACGCCGATGTTGAGGCAGACTTCTCTCAAGAGAAGGTCGCAGAAGTCGCGGAAGTTTTGCGTGGGGCGATTCGATGTCCACGAGATCAGGTCTTCGCCCATGCCGAGACGCGGGATGGCGCCGCCTGCGTTGCCGAGGGATTCGACGGTGACTTCGCTGTTGTCCTGCGCGTTGACGCTGGCGGTGGATTCGCCAAAGAAGTCGGCCCCCTGCGGGTTGCTCGACTTGATGGCGAGGGCGATGTAGGAAGAAATTTTGAGCGCCATCTTCTCAAACGAGATGGCGTCCGACACATCGCGGAGGTGATTGATGGACGGCGCAAGCGGCGTAATGTAGCGGAGTTCGTCGCCTTGGCTGGCCTCGCCAACGTGAATAAGTTGTTGCGCCGGGATGTCTTCAAAACGCTGCGCGGGGTCTACGCCATCACCGACAAGATGACGGTAAAAGATCGGGCGCATCTGCGGATTGATTACCACGCCGTCTATGATGTTCTGGCCTCCCTCGCGGGCGGCTGGGTTGCTCGGCTCGTAAATCGAGGAGCGCGCGTCACCGATGCGGTGGGCAAGGATAAGTTGCAACGCGGGATACCCATTGGATTGTGCGGTGGCTCGGAAGAAAACTTCGCCGTCTCTATCTATGGCAACCGAGGCGATGCGCTGCATTTCGCGCCAAGTGTAGCGGCCTTGGATGTCGGCCACCCGGCTCCATTGCTCAAAGAAAGTTTCGGCGGCGTTGTCCCATACTTCGTCGCCAGATCGGGCCTGCGGGCGGATGCCTGTGCCTGTGGCGTAGCGGGCCTTCTCGCAAATCAGCCCACGGACAAAGGGCATATTGTTGTAAACCCAGCGGGAAAGTTTCATCAGGCGCTCGCGGTCGGCGCCGGATACGTCGATGTGGCTGTCGGTTGCGGTCGCGTTGTAAGGGAATCGGCGCTGAATCGAAGGCCGCGCGGCATCGTAGCTCTGGGCCTTCGGGTTAAAGGCGCGGGTGACGAGTTTCCAGCGGTCGGCTAATTTCATACGAGCGGGTAGTTAAAGGCCATGATCGCGGTCTTGTTGGTCTTGCGTGTCAGCCAGAGTTCAAGGTCGGCAGCTGCCAGATCCTTAATTTGCTTCCAGCAGTAAAAGGCCATCTCGGCCACCGTGCCGGCGGTCTGGTCGGGCGGTAGCGAGTAGGAGTAGCTCTTGCCGCCCATGCTGGCGCTGACCAAGACGCGGCCACCCTCTTTGGCGACGGTGAAATTGTTGGCGGCGATCGTCTCAAGCGCCGCGACCGTCTTTGTCGCGTCCTTCCCGTTGGCTACCCAGACTGAGAAAACAAAGGAGCGCGGAGACATTGCTCACGCGCGGCGGTGTCAATTGGCGCGCTTGGCCTTTTGCTTGGCGCGATACTTGGCCCACCGCGCTTCGACTGCGGCTGTGGCTTGTGCCTTTGTTCTGGCCTTGCGTGGGCCAGACGCTTTGCCGCCTTTGCCGCCCACGGCCCGTGTGTCCACAAAACTCGGCGGCAAGGGCTTGTTACAGTTCGGGCATTTCACGCCCGCGATACTACGGCGCATCGCTGCCGATCTCAATGGGAAGCTCTAGTTGAGGATCGGCGTTTTTGATGCGGGCAAGCTGAACCGTGTGTGCGTGGCGAAGAATGGTCGAGGTCAGCGCAAGCGCCGCCTCGATGTCGTAGTCCGTCGCCGCGTTAAAATTAGCGGCAATCTCTAGGATGTTGAATTTGCTCATACGCCACCAAACTACGCAAGCGGCTTGCGTAGGCAAGGAAAAAGTGGGTTTTACTCTGTGGGCGACCCTGCTTCTGGCTTTTGTGACGCTCGGAAGACCCCGCCAAAATCAGCCAGCGCGGTGATCATGCTTTCGCAATCAAGCAAGTGGTCATCGCGCTTGCCGATGCGCGTCCAGAAGGCCGTCTCGCGCCCGGTCAAATGGTTGCGCTTCACCACCTTTTTGTGCGCGTTGATCTGGCGTTTGTAGCTTTCCGACACATCGCCAGCCACCGACCACGACGGGCCGTTGCCGCTGCGGAGCCATTCCAAAATGTCCTGTGTTAGTTGGCTCGACCAGAGCATATGAATCCAGCCCTTGCGGAACGGGCGAATGATTGAGGCCGCGCGCCGAATCTCTTGGCCGAGTTTGATCGGGTAGTGGGCGCGCTCCTCGCCCTTGCATGGAATCCATCGGTTCGCCATGCAACGGTCATAAACTTCTTGCGCGCGAAAGCCGTAGTCAACGGCTACCAACTTGGCCCGCGCTGGCCCAACTTGGCGCGGCACATCAAGGCCAAGCTCGGCGACTTTCGCTTCAACGTCTTCCCAAAGTTGCAGCCTCCCCTCGTCTACCAGCCGCGATGATCCATCCTTGGCGAATGCGCGGCAAACGAACCAGTAGTGATCCATCTGAACGTCCACGCCCATCATCCGCACTTCGCCATCGGCCAAGGGATCGCGCAAACGGTATTCGCCAAAGGCTATCGGGCGCTCGTCTTCGGCCATCTGTTCTTCCCAAGGCTCGGCAAGCTGCGATTGGATGAAGTCCATGAGACCGATCAGCCCGGCCTTGGCCGTCAGAAATTGCGCGGCCAGTTCTCCAAAGTCGCAGGACCGCCACGGCGCATAGAGCGAATTGAGATGATAGCTGCGACGGTTGCTTGGCGCGCCGGGATTGGTTGCGCGCCATTCGCCGTTGCGGATCATTTCCATTTTTTGGCCGCTTGTGATGGGTTGGTCGCATGACTCGCAGTAGTAGGCGGCGGTTTCTTTGACGCGCTCCAAGTTCCAGCTTTTGCCGTCTTCCAATTTTGCGTCATCGGCCCACCTGACGCGCGGCCACATGAGGCGCTGCTTGTGACTGCAATGCGGACACGGCACAAAGTAATAGCGTTGATCGCCGGCCAAGAAGGCTTTCCATATCTGGCCCTCGGCGGTGGTCGGCGTGCTGACTTTAACGGTCAGAGAATTGGCAAAAGTCTTGGTGCGGTTCTGTGCCAGCGCCACAGCGTCGGCCTCTTTGGTCGATTCGCCCGCCAGCTTGTCCACCTCATCAAGTAGCAGCAGCCCGGCTGGCCGAGAACTAAGCGAAGAGGGAGAGTTTGATCCGACAAAGTTCAAGACACACTGGTCGAAAGTTTGCTGAAGGTGCTTGAAAGCGTGACGGTTCTTGTCCACTTGAGACTTCAAGATGGGCGACTCTTCGACAATGGGTTGCCAGCGCACCTCGGAGAACGAGCGCGCCAAGTTTTCGTTGGGCATAACCCAAACCACAGGCTGCGGGCGGTTCACGATGCGCCACGCCGTGCCCATCTGAAGCAGGGTGGTTTTGCCCGTCTGCGTGCCGAAGACCATTGCGATCTCGCTCACATCTACATCGCCAAAAGATTCCAAGGGCTCCCGCATATATGGCGTCATGGCCGTGGAGAATCGCCCAGGCATGGCTGTGCCCGTGCGTTCGCTCAACCAGATTTCATCCTCGCACCACTCGACCACGGTGCGGTCATCGCTGACGCCGTAGACGGCGCGCAAGTCCTCGCGCAGCGTATCGGCTGCGGGGCTCATATATCGGCGCGGATGCCCTCTTTGAGTTTTTCAAAAAAGATTTTGAGTTCCGTCTCGATCTCTTTTTTAGGCAAACCGTGCAACCGAGCGGCCAATGTCTTCGGGGCAGCATCCAACTGACGGCGAATGGCATTGTGCGGTCGAAGGAAAATCTCGCGGGCCTCGGAGTAGTAAAGCGTGATCTTCTTTTCGCGCAAATACTCACGGCGAAACTGGTCAGCGCGCTGGCGCACGTTGCTGGCAAGGGCGAAGTTGGCGTTAGCCTTGCGGTATTCCTCGTGCGTGGCTCCCGTTTTGGCGGCGTGTTGCAGTCGGTCGTAAGCAATCTTCTCGGCGCGCTTGGCGCGGCGGCTGTGTTCTATGGGGTCGCTAGTTTCCTCCTCTGCAATGAGCGCGGCTGCGTCTACGTCTTCTTCGGGAAGCTCTTCGACAAACGCGCCAGCGTCGGGCGCGACAGGATCGGGCAGCTTTCGTTTGATGTTGCGAGGCTTGTGATGCGAATTGCGCCATGCCTGCATCTCTTCAGTCGGGCCTTCGGGCATTCCTTCGGCCAGCAAACGAGCGGCCTGCGATTTGCTGATGCCAAGCTGGTCTGCAACGCTTCGGACGCTCATATCTTGACCATTTCGCTAATGTTATGCGGGAGCGTTTTTGAGCGATTTTGGCAAAAATCGACCCCACCGCATTTGCGCCAGAATGGCTTGTGGCTGGCGTTTTTTAGAATGCGCTGTCCCGTGAGGCTCATGTCGTGATCGTGTTGCTGTCAGCCGTGTGGGACGTTTGGCGGGCTATGGGACGCTTGCAGGATCTGCGCGCTTGGTTCGGGCACTTCCGTCCTGTGTTTTTGAGAGCTTTCTTGACCGGGGGAGTAAAGATTAGACCCATAGTTTTACCCTGTTACGCGCGCCACTTTGGTTCGCTTAATCCAGCCCCATCCTTCGTCATCGAGAATGAATCCCGGCTTG